AAGAGCTTTCAATGTGCCACTTCACCTTCTAGGCGTTCCTGGCACAGCAAGCTACGCTTCGGTTGAACAGAACAACCTTCAGTTTGTTTCTATGACCCTAAGACCGCTAGCAGAAAAGGTAGAGGCTGCTTTCTCACGCCTACTGCCAGGCGATGCCTTTATCAAGTTTCAGTTCAACGACTTACTACGCGCAGACCTAGAAGCTAGGATTCGGTCCTACTCAGTTGGCGCTCAGGCTGGTTTCTACTCGACTAACGACATTCGCAGGCTAGAAGACATGCCACCAGTTGACAATGGCGACCAGTACAGAGTTCCACTAGCTAACATCGCATTGGCTGACACTCAGGTAATCACAGACGAGAAAAAGACCTACATGGTTGCACAACTTATTCAGTCAGGTTTCGCCCCTGCCGAAGTTCTTTCAGCCCTTGGTATGCCAGAGATTGCACATACAGGTTTGCCTTCGGTTCAACTACAAGGTGTAGCTCAAGTCAACCCTGACGACCCGCAAGCTGTTTACGAGGTCTAGGCATGGTTCTTACTAGCCTTATAGCAATCGGAACAACTAGACAGCAGATAGTTGGCCCAGCTATTCAACGACAGGTTGTTCACTTGCACAATCAAATGAAGTCAGGAGCGCACTACATTCACATTGGCAATGAAACTGTAACCACTACAAATAGTATTCACCTAGACCCAGCAGAATCAAAGGTCATAACCTTAGAGCCTTTAGATGGTCTTTGGGCGATTGCCACTGCTGCTAACCAAGATTTAGGAATTTTCATAGTTAGGCAAAGCCAATAATGCCTTACTACATCACAGACAAAAACGCAGAGTGTTCCAACTGGGCTGTTGAAAAGCAAGATGGCGAACTTATTGCTTGTCACCATACAAAAGAATCAGCCATTGACCAGGCAGTAGCTATCAGCATCGCTGAAGAAACTGAGTTTGTTGGCGAAAGAGCAGCAATCGGTTCACTAGCTATTGACGACTATGTTTCTTGGTCGCCGCTTGACCCTAGAGTTGCTGCTCAGATTGTTATGGTCGAAGGTCAGTTTGCTGTGGTTCGGTTATTTGATTACGAGGATGGCATCTTTGAGCCAACCGACAAGATGATGGTCATAAATGTTTTTCAGTTGGAAAAGATACCAACCCCAAAGATGATTGCTGTCGAAATGGAGCAGGTCGAGGAAATGCACGAGCCGCATGACCCTAACCTGCCAGACAATTACAGACCAGCTTTATCCGAGGATGTTCCAGAGGGCAGGGCTTGTGGCAACTGTTTCTTCTATGACGAGTCAAGAGTAAACGCTGAGGGCGATAAAGCTTGGTGTGAGCGTTGGGATGCTTTTGTTGAAGGTAGCTATTACTGCAACGCTTGGGAATCAAACGATGAAGAAAGAGCCATCAATCAAGAAGCCCCTGCTTACATGAGAGCATCAGCTCGGCGTGGACTTGAGTATTACGAAGAAGGTTTAGCTGGTGACGGCGTAACACCTAAGACAGTTAGAGAAGCTAGAGAAATGGCAGAAGGTCGAGTAAGCGATGACAAGTGGATAAGAATTGCCGCTTGGATTGCTAGACACCTAGTTGACCTTGATTCACCAAACGCAAACCCAGAATCCGACAACTATCCATCCGCAGGAGTTGTTGCACATTTACTTTGGGGTTCTGGTCCAACCAAGCGAGCAGCGCAAAGAACCAAAGACTACGCTGATTCAGTAGTTGCTAGAATCAGAGCAGAGGAAACTAACAGTATGGACAAGAAAAACAAGTGGCTTGATGTAGCTAGAGCAATCCAGCTAAAAATTGACGGCCCACAGGCTGAAAGCAAAGAGCCAGAAGTAAGAACCAACAGCGTTGACTTTGAGGTCAGGGCTGAGGGCGATGGCATGACCTTTACTGGCTACGCATCTGTATTCAATAGTCCATCAGAAGATTTAGGTGGTTTTGTCGAGTATGTCGCTCCAGGTGCTTTTAAGCGTTCTTTACAATCTCGCAACGAGGTCAAACTTCTTTGGAACCATGACTCAGGTGAGCCTTTGGCTTCCCTAAGAGGTGGCACTATGCAACTTGTCGAGGATGAGCGCGGGCTAAAGGTCACAGCTACTTTGCCACAAACTTCCAGAGGGCGTGATGTTGCAGAACTTTTAAGGGCAAAAATAATTGATTCTATGAGCTTCGGATTCAATGTCATCAAAGACTCATGGTCAAGAGATGGTCAGACAAGAACGCTAGAGTCAGTCAGATTATTTGAGGTGTCAATCGTTAGCTTCCCAGCCTATGAAGCAACAACCGCAACTGTTCGGTCAGTTCCAAGCATCAATGCTGACGAGCTAGCAGACGCACTACTTAAGCTAGAGTCTGGTGAAGAACTAGACGAGAAGAACGCAAACTTGATTACTGAGGTTGTTGCAAAGCTAAAGGCACAGCCAGAGGTACAAGAGGTCGAGGACAACGGACTTTCCATCCTTGACCTAAAGCAGAAGCAATTTGACCTTCTAATGAAAAGGATTTAACATGGCAAGCAAAGATGAAATCAAAAAAGCTATTCTAAAAGCATCTGGCAACCCTTCGGTTGGCACAATAGCTGAAATGGCCGATGACCTAGCTCAAGCAGTATGGGAACTCGACAATACAAACTCATACAACCCAGCCAAAGAAGCAAGGGTTGTGGACAGCAAAGAAACCCGATAGAGTTTCTTTAACCCTAGCTCAGCCCCCTTTCTGAGCTAGGGTTTTCTTTTGCCTATAAAATTGGTGTTATCAGTTGAGTGTAAGCACCGCTGTTATCTGTTGAGTGTCAGCACCGCAGGAAACCCAAATCAATTATTTATAGGAGAATCATGTCTGATTTCATTAAGACTCAGATGGATGCCCGCAACAACCTAATCGCACAGGCAAGAGAAGTTCTTGACTTTGCACAGGGTGAGAAGCGTGGACTATCCGCTGAAGAAAACACCAAGATTGCTCGTATCGAAGCTGACATTGACTCAGCCGATGCAACAATCGAAACAGCTCGCAAGCTAGCAGACCGCGAAGCTCGCGCATCTGAGGCAGCAGCTTCATTCGCACCATCAGCTCCATCAGCTCAGAACACTGACGCTGACATTCTTCGCTCAATCGCCACTGGCGAAATGCGCGGATACGACTTCGCCCGCGAGGTTCGTACTCTAGTTCCATCATCTAACACTGTTGGTCAGTCTTTCTATGACCAGGTATTCGAGATTGCACAGCTAGTTGGCCCAATGCTAACTGTTTCTGAAATCTTCAACACCACCTCTGGTGAGAACCTAGTAATCCCAACTGTTACCGCAACTTCAACCTCTGGTTCTGTTGCAGCAGCAGGAACTATCTCAGAGTCCAACCCGACATTCTCATCCATCACTCTTGGTGCTGAGAAGTACGGCGCTCTAGTACAGGTAGCTCAGGAACTTGTTTCTGACGCAGGATTCAACATCACCAGCTACATCGCACAACAGCTAGGAACCTCTCTAGGTCTTCAGGCTAACTCCGTTCTAACCACAAAGCTATCCGCAGCCGCAGGCTCAGTAGTAACTGGTGGAACTGGTGTTTCTGGAGCCGCTTCATACGAGAACCTAATTGACCTTGTTTACGGAATCGCCGATGGCGCTCGCGTACTTCCAGGTCTAGGTTTCCAGATGAGCAAGACTGGTATCGCAGCAGCTCGCAAGCTGAAGGATGGTGCAGGAAACTACATCTGGACCAACTCAGCAGTTCCTGGACAGCCAGCAACCTTGCTTGGCTACCCAGTGTACGAGAACCCAAATGTCGCAGCAGTAGGAACAGCAGCTAAGTCTGTATTGTTCGGACACCTACCAAGCTTCAAGGTTCGCGTTGCAGGTGGAATCCGTGTTGACCAGTCAACCGACTTCGCTTTCAACACTGACACTGTTACATACCGCGGTCTAATCCGTCTTGACGGTGGACTAACCCACGCTACCCACATCGGGTACTTCAAGGGTGGAGCTAGCTAAACCCTAGCCCCCAGTAAAAAGCTGGCGGGGGTCACAGAGCGT